GTGCCACTTCAAAACGATATCTCCACCTTCTCCGGCGAGTGGAAGGTCTACGACGCCGACACCGTTGTGTTTGAGGTCGCTGACTTTATCGCGGCCACTGGTGTTGAGGTTACCCCTGCAACTGCATCTCTGGTCGTTGGCGCAACCCAGCAACTCAGCGGCGCGGTTCAGCCAACCGATGCGACTAACAAGGCCATCACCTGGACGACTTCGGCGGCATCTATCGCAACAGTCAGCTCAACTGGTCTGGTAACGGCCGTCGCTGCAGGAACCGCGACAATTACGGCTACTACCGCAGATGGCAATTTCACCGATACCTGCGCTGTTACCGTTACTGCCGCACCGTAATCACTACAAAGGGCAGCGCGCTGCCCTTGATACTGGTTATGGAGAGCGATATGACCCCTTTGAAAGAAATTGGCGAGTGCCTGATTGGTTCTGGCGGCCGTGAATACTTCTTCCGGCCATCGTTCCGTAACATGACTCGGATCGGCGATCCAGAGCATATCGTCCGCACTTTCTACGCACTGTTCAATGACGATGTGGCAAAGATGCTTGAGGCGGCACGAGAAATTCACAGCGCGATACCAGAGCACCAACGCCATTTTTACGCCCACTACTTCGGCGACGTAACATACCCTCTGTGGTCGATTGAGGCTGCTGGTTCAGCGGCATTCCTACGTGAAACTTTACTATCAGCGATTAACGTCATTCAGTCATGTTGCGATGAGGATGTTTCTGATTTGACTGGCTGGCATGAGTTGTCCCGCACCGGGCGGCGCACTTTCGTATGGCATCGCGGCGCGCTCCCGCCTGAGGATCTTATCCTGATAGCTCAGTCACTCATCATGCACGGCATTATAGGCCGGGCGAAGGTCCGTAAGCTGCAGAAGCACGAGAGTAAGGAAACTACACCGGAGTTTCATGCGACTGAATACATCATGGCGGCGCGAAACCATTTCGGGATCAGCAGAGAAGAGGCTGAAAACCTTACCATGACCGAATTCGCCATGATGCTTAACGCCAAATATCCCGACCAGAAAGGTTTCACCAGGGAAGAGTACGACGCTGTTATGGACGATGACGATCGCCGCTGGCAGGAAATGATTGAGCGCGAAAAATCAGCAAAGAAAGCCGCCTGAGGTAATAATGGATGTACCGTAATCGCCTGACCGGGCGTAATATGGCTCGACAAAAAAACTCAGGGGATAAGAGTGAAGAAAATACTTTTGGCTTTGGCTATTCCGCTGGTTCTGGCTGGCTGCAAGCCTGGTGAGGAAAAGGCCATTTCTCTGGCGCAATCTGAAGTTTCAGCAAATCTACTGGATCCTGGTAGCGCGCAGTTCCGCAACGTGAAAATTGCAAAAATGACCGATGCTGAAGATGGCCGTGTAATTGCTGTAGTTTGCGGAGAAATTAACGGTAAGAACGGTTTCGGGGCCTATGCAGGGTTTCATCCTTTCTTCGTTGAGTTAAACATGAAATCGAAAGGGATCTTCTCGAAAGGCGTCGATTATACGCTTGGTGAGCATTTCCTTAGTTCGCGTGACACTCCGCCACCGCCAGCCTACACCGAACGATGCCAATAAACGACACGAATAACTAACCCACCTCTCGGTGGGTTTTTTTATGCCCGGAGAAAAGTGATGTCTGAAAAAGCAGGCGAGATTTATTACGACATCGAGGCTGATGTTTCTGGCTTGCTGAAGGCGCAGGGAAAGGCCAATAAGTCGCTCGACTCTATCGGCAACTCTGCAACTACCGCAGCCAAAAAGATGGATGAGCTGCAGACAAATATCAACCGCGTTGCCGGGGCTATTGCAGCTTCACTAGTTGTTGACTGGGGAAAGGCATTCCTCGTAGCTGCTGACAACATGAGTCAGCTCAACGCGCGCATAGAGCGACTGACTGGCAGTGCGGCGGTTGCATCGCAGACAATGCAGAGCCTGATGCGTATCAGTTCAGCAACAGGCGGCTCATTGCAGGACACTGCGAAGTTGTGGGAAACACTCAGCACGGCATTGCGCGATACAGGCGCGACTAACGGCCAGATCATTCAGCTCACAGAAACACTTCAGAAAATAGGGCGTATCGGCGGATCCTCTTCTGAAGAAATGGCGAATGCTCTTCGTCAGTTCGGCCAGTCAATTTCATCCGGCACTGTCCGGGCTGAAGAATTTAACTCCATTCTTGAGCAAATGCCTGAACTGGCGCGCCAGATTGCTGCAGGTATGGGTGTGAGTATTGGTCAACTTCGTCAGCTCATGCTTGACGGGAAGTTGACAGCAGAAGATGCGCTGAATGCCATCCAGAAACAGACCGGATCAGTCAATGCTGAGTTCGAAAAGCTCCCGCGCACGCTGTCGCAGGCAAATACTGCGCTGACCAACTCATTCCTGTCGATGATTGATTCTGTCAATCAGGCTACGGGAGCAAGTCAAGGCATGGTCGCCGTGATTGACTCGCTGACAGCTGCGCTCGACAGGCTGGTTGGGAAGGCAATATCTGCCGATGCGCAGATTTCTGATCTGAACAGCACGGCTGAAATGTTTACCCGCCGGGCCCGCACCTGGTCATGGCTTGGTCTTGATGGCTGGGAGGCGCAAAACAAAGCGCTGGCCGGTCTGAGCAATAAAGCAGCTTTGCTGGTTGGCGATCTGGCTGCTGTAACCAAAGCTTCACAGACCGCGGCTAACACAAAGCCCATCGAGATTAAAACCACTGGCACGGCCACTGGCAGCAAAGCGAAGGGCGGAAAGTCAGAGGCCCAGAAAGAGGCTGAGCAATACGCAAAAGCCCAGGAATCCGTCAATGAGAAACTTGACGAGCTCAGGCAGAAAGCGGAGATCTCAGCAACCAGTGTTGGTGAGTTATCGCGCGCCCAGGCTGTGCTGAATGCTCAGCAGTCTCTTGGCAATAGCGCCTCGCAAGATCAGCTTATTCTCGCAGGACAACTGGCTGCTAAGGCCTGGGATAATGCTAATGCTCTGCGTGAACAGGCAAAGGCAGAAAAAGCACGCACTGAGGCTGCCAGTAACTTTAGCGCCATCCAGGGTAAAACCAGCAAAACGGCTGGTCTGGACAGTCAGTACCAAAAGGACATTGCTGATATCCAGCTTTACGCACAGCTTTACCCTCAAAAAATTGGAGAGGCTGAAGCCGCAAGGGCTGCGATCGAGCAGCAGTACCGCACACAGCGCAGTGCCGCAATGTTTGAAGAGTGGACACAGCTCAACCTGGCAACGCAAATGGCAGGCGCTGCATTCACCTCGCTAGGTAATAACGCGAGTAATGCATTCACCGGAATCATCACGGGAAGTATGTCAGCGCAGGAGGCCGTGTATTCCCTTGTGAGTAATGCTCTGAATAGCGTCATTAATTCCGTTGTTCAGATGGGCATTGAGTGGGTTAAATCTGCCGTAATGGGTGCCGCGGCGCAAACCTCTGCGATTGCCACGACTACTGCGGCGCAAACTGCTGGTTTAGCTACAACCACTGCTGCAAGTACCGCGGCGGCCACGACCACTATGGCGGTCTGGACGCCAGCTGCAGCCGTCGCATCAATCGGTTCTTTCGGTGGCGCAGCGGCGATCGGTATTGCTGCTCTTATCGCGGCTATGGCTATGGCTGGCGGTATTGCCGGAAAGCGCAAGAACGGCGGACCGGTATCTGCTGGCTCTATGTACCAGGTGGGTGAGGGCGGTATGCCTGAAATCTACCGTGCCAGCAATGGCAGCCAGTACATGATCCCCGGCGACAACGGAAAGGTCATCAGCAACAAGCAGATGAATTCCGGAGTCGGAGGCGGTTCTGTTCCTGTAACCATCAACATTCAGAACTATACCGGCGCGACTGTTGATGCCCAGGCCACGCAGGACGGCAATGGGGTGACCATCGATATGATTGTGGCTGATATCAATAACGGCGGTCGTGTCAGTCAGGCCATTCTGCAAAACCATCAGGCACCACGTAAAGCAAGGGGATAACATGCCAATTCCGTACCCTGACTGGTTGCCTTTGGCACAGAAAGGGAAATCACCCACTACCGATACCGGGTTTCGCGTCGACCAGCCGACGGTCGGCGCGCCGGTATTTCAGAAATTAACCGACGATCTGAAGACCTCCTTCTCGTTGACGTGGATATTCACCCAGGACCAGCACCGGGCATTCATGCAGTGGTTGCGCAGCCCGAACTACCTCGACAACTGCAATCAGTGGTTCACGATGCCGCTTGGCACCGGGACCGGCGAAACTGGTGTAGAGGTGCAGGAATTACACTTTCTCTCCTGGCCGTCATGGTCGCAGTCCGGTTCCATTTTCACGTGGAGCGGTGATGTCGTTGCGCGCGAGCTGGTTAACTCTGATGACGAGTTTGACGACATCATCATTGAGCTGCCGCCACCATGGGCCTCAAGGCTGGATATCATTGTCACGGGCTATCCTGACGGGCGCGACCCGGAGAGTTTACCGAAGGTGCCATAATGCCGACGCTCAGAGAATTCCAGAGCCGAAGGCCAAACCGAATCCTGTACGAAACCATCACGTTTTACAGCCCGGTCTTTGGCTATATCAGGCTCGTTAATAACCAGATTTTCCCCAAAACGCTCGGCGGTCAGGTCTACACACCATGCAGAATGGAGTTAACCGAAAGCCAGCAGAGCAACACGCCGATCCTCGACAGCACCGTCAAATTTGGCCGTCTGGCGCAGGACTTCAAGCAACAGCTCAAGCAGTGGAAAGCCTACTCGCGTATCACACCTATCTCGGCGACATATCAGCAGTTTGACGCAGCCGACATGAAGACTGCCATCAAGTCGTGGACGCTCTACGTCAGTGACAGCTCGATGGACGACAAGGACGTTACGTGCAGCCTGACGCGCGTAAATCCGCTAAATCGTAACGTCGGACGTCTGTATACCGTCGAAGAATATCCGGGGCTCCAGAATGCTTAAAGACGATTTCATCTCGCGGGTTGAGGGTATCCCCTGGAGTAACCGCGCCTGCAGCTTTGAGGCTGCCGACTGCTGGGGCCTGGTGGTGCTCTATTACCGCCATGTCATGGGCATTGAGATCCACCAGTCAGCGGATTACGAATCCGGGCGCGACTTCATGACGTGCTATGGCGCTGATGTCGTTTTCTGGAAGCCCGGCGCCACGTTCACTGAGGACGGGATCTTCGTCGCCTGGGTTGGCAGTAAGCCGGTGCATGTTGGTCTGATCGTCGACGGTCGCGCGCTGCACAGCCGCGGGGAAAATGGACATGTCCGTTTCGACGCCATCCGGACAATTCAGAAACTATTCACCAGAGTGGAGTTTTACACCTATGCCGGTAATCGAGATTCAGCGCGTTCCGGGGATGCCGAAGGACCGGGCGGTAGTTAAAGCCGGCACCGTATTTTCGGAGTGGCTTGAGCAGGAAAGTTTTCACCGAGATATCCGCATCAATGTTAACGGCAAAGAACTGCAGCAAGATGATGAGCTGCAATTTGCACTCCAGGACGACGACCGGGTAATCATTTTCGACCAGCCACAAAGTGGCGGTCTTGTCGGCACGCTGCTAAACCCGCTTGAGCATTTCAACCCGATAAAGTTCACCCAGAAGGTGCTGTCTTCGCTGATGCCGAAGCCAAACACCAACGCAGCCAGCGGGAACAGCAAAACCTCTCCGAACAACAGCCTGAAAGGGCAGACGAACATAGCGCGCAATGGCGAGGCGAAGCCGGACAATTTCGGCCAGGTTCGTTCCTTCCCGGATCTTGTGCAAGAGTCTATTTTCGAATATATCGACAACTTGAAATACATTACTGAATTAATGTGTTTTGGTATCGGTTTTTACGATAAAACTTCTATGCGGTTCTCTGAATCCAACTTGGGATCAATGGCTGGCGCCTCTTACACATTTTTCAATCCAGGTGAAGCCATTCCGGTTGTTAACGAGGGGTATCAGTTCGACGACGTTGACGGGCAGGAAGTGCCCGGCTTGAACGAAAGCGACGATTTCCCGATCGAGACGGCAACAGCAAACACCGTCATCAGTGGCGTTTATGCTGGCGGGCAGATAGCGATGAAAATCGTTAAACAGGCTGACTTCGACTACTTTGCTGACCTGACTTTCCCGCACCCGGTCACGTTCACTATTAACGTTACGTACCCGATCACCGGCGGTACTCGAACGGAAGATGTCACGCTGTCAGGGCGCCTTATCAGCTTTGCGGAGACAAACGATGGATCAGTTGTCAGCCCTGTTTACTATTACACTTTCACGTTCGACAACCTGAATGGTCCGTCTATTCCCATCCAGGACGCAACAATCAACACAACCAAGTTCATCCTGAACGATAACGCCGCGCTGATCGTCGGTCCGTTTTTCTCGCCGATACCCTCAAGTCAGCTGTGGCTGCATACGCAGTCCGGGCTCGGCGGGAACAGCGAAACGAACTGGGTGGTCAACATCTGGAAAGTGGACAATGACAACAACCTGATCCCCGGAACTGAACAGACGTTCACCTACCGGCAGACAACGCCGCACGACTACATGTCGGAGACGTTTAACCGGACCGACAAACTTACCCCGGCTGGCGGGTTTGGGCGTTATGCGATCACTTTCCAGAGGACCGATAACAGCAGCGACGCGAGCAAGCTGCAGGTAGAAGAGATCCACGCGGTAAACGTCAGGACGAACGTCGTTCACGCTGAAGATTCACTGGTGATGGTCAAGGTCCGGGCCACAGAGAACGCCACAAGCGGACGAGACAGGAAGTACAACGCGTTAATCACCCGCCACGTCATCAGCTACAACATGACGACGCAGCAGGTCGACTATACGCTCAGGCCATCACGCAAGTTTGCTGATATCGCGCTGTTTAACTGGCTGGTCGTCGGGCAGCAGCCTGAGTCGAGCATTGATATTTACGGTCTGTACCAGATCCAGGCTGAAATTGATGCTATCGACCCGCGACTCGGGTATTTCGACTATACGTTTGACGATGAGGATGTGTCGCTCGGTTCGCGCATGGAGACCATCTGTGACGCCGCCAGCGTCTCGGTTTATGACGACAACGGCATGCTGTCTTTCACCAGAGACGGCAAAAAGACGTCTGCTGCCACCATATTCAACCGCTCGAACACCAAACCTGATGGCTACTCGCTCTCCTACGACATGACGCTCCCGGGCGGTTACGACGGCGTAGAGGTGCAGTATCGCAACCCTGACACCAATAAGCAGGACTTTGTCCGGTACCGCATATCAGGCAACTCCATCATTGAAGGATCGCCGGCCAAGGCGAAAAAGTTCGAAATGCTGTACGTCAGGAACAGGTTTCAGGCCGACGAGCGCGCGCTGAGGGAATGTAAGAGACTCATCTACTCTCGTATGACCATGCAGATCACCGCTATGGCAGACGGAGAATGGGTGAACATCGGCGATATGGTGCAGGTGCCGGACACTTACGACACCAACCAGCAGGCCGGTTATATCGTGTCGAGGGTCGGGAATGACTTCGAGACAAGTGAGCGCATCAATTTCTCCGGAACCATGTTTGTGCAGGTCACGGATTCGTTCGGTGCCACCACGGCGCGATATCCGGCTTCTCCGCGTGCTGATACTGCGTTCGGCTTTACCGCTGCTATCCCGAATATCGATCTCAACATGTTTGATGGTTTCGACGTCCAGTCACCTTCACGGTACGTCATCGCCACCTCACAGGAGCTTGATGCAGGGCAGTGGACAATCACCGCCAAGCAACCTGATGGAAAGGGTAATACCGCTTTAACCCTCGCTGAGTATAGCGATCTGATTTACCAATAAGACCCATCCCGATCACCTCAGCCCGGCCACCGCGCCTGGTTTTTTATGGAATCAATATGGCTACGCAACCAACACAAAATCCGGTACCAAGCGAATCACCTCGCGACCTGAAATTTAACGCGGGGAAAATTGATGAATACGTTACGTCTATGGGCTGGACGTATACCGATCGTTTCGGTCAAAAGCATTACACGATTGAAGGTAATAATTATCTTGCTCAACAGGCAATGGCTGCCTTTGGTTATGTGGTTCTTAATGGAAAAACATTCACAACAGGCGCAACTATTAGTCAACCAAACGAGGTGCTGCTAAATACTGCCGATGGCGAATATTATAAATGGACTGGTTCTTTTGCATCAGGCCCGAAGGTGGTTCCCGCTAACTCAACACCAGATACCACTGGGGGTATTGGTCCAGGCGCATGGGTCGGTGTTGGTGATGCCTCGTTACGCGCTGCTCTCGCTGCTCCAGGCGGCGTAGATCTAGTAAACGGAGCTGCAAAGCAGACTGATGTAGATAAACTGAAGAAGCAGAATGAGGCGTTTGCTTACATAGAGGATTACTCCTCAATGGTCGTTTCAGGGGACTGGACGGCAGCAATTAATGCGGCATTTGCCACAGGTAAGCCGGTAGTTGGTAAGGGGCCATATTCTGTCTCAGGAATAATTAACACCAAAGGCCAGCCCATCGTTAGTCCGTTTATTATAAGTACAACCCGATATTCGCTTGGCGCAGTGACGGCGCAGACTGTAGAGCCAGACTCGGAAAGCATCCGCATGCTTTATCTTGAAAGTGCGTATGATCTGGCAGAACTTCTGTACATTAAAGCGTTAGGATTTAACACAATTAACCATTACTGTTATTTTGCCAACAACGGAACAATAGATGCCTCAGGTACTGCAGAGCAGTTGCTTGATAATGCACGTACAGCTGGGCTAAGAGTTAATCTTGGAACTGAAAGCCCACGCGCTACCACAAGCCTCAGTGAATTTGTAAATGCTACAAAAGAACACCCAGCAACATGGGGGTATAGCGTTTATGATGAGCCAGCATCCAGAGGCATTAGCGTTGCATCGCAAGATGCTAAAATAACAACATTAAGAGGCCTCACTACAAAACAGTTGAGCTTCGTAGACTTAATTTCTGAAGGCAATCCGTTTAACCAACTATTTAGTAAAAGCTATGACATTGCATTTGTAGATTCATATTCGAGAGTATGGACCTCTGGGGTGGCGTTAGACAATGACCTTAAGAAGATGCGCTTCGACTATGGATGCATTAAGGCTCAAACAGGTTTATCGCGAGTTATCCCTGTAGTGTCTGCTTTCACAGATTCAGGCGGGTATTATGCAAGCAGTGAGTCTCAAGTTATTGCTGCCAGTAAAGTATTTGGGGCAATATTTGGCGGAAACTTTGGCGCTTTTGTATGGGATGGTGTTGGTGACCCGAACATTACTGGCCGCGTTCGTTCCAATATCAATCTTCAGAAACTCGTGGCAGGATTGGCGTCTCAGCGTACTAGAAAAATGTTAAATACAGAAGCATATTTATTCGGAGGTGCTCCGGGTAATACTATGTGGCCTATAACAAGTCTTTTGGAAAAAATCCCGGTTAAAGATCCATCTAGCTCGGACGCGTATTCCTTTGCGAATGCATTTCCTGTAAGAGTAAGAACAGGAACTACTGAGTCGGACAGAACTACAACTATTCCTAATTCGGATTATTCAGGGATAGGTTTTAAGGGAGCATTCGCAAGCCTAGTTACGAATATAAAATTCCGCAAAAATGTTAGATGTTCTTTGGAATACTTTAATATTTCAGGAACAACAGCAGGAACATTCAGTTTGTTTGGGACAAACGATGCAGGTTATACAATATCACTTAAGTACAATGATGCCATCACAGGCAATAGCGTCCTGGATTTTAATGTAAATTCTGCATCGTTTTATGATGAAACAATAATATTTAGGGTGGAAAATAACGGTGATGTATCAAATTATTACAGGAAGTTTTTGAGAGGGCTTATAGTTTGTAGTGATTGGTAAGTATATGAGTAAAGCGCCACTTTCGTGGCGCTTCTTTTATTGATGCTTCTTAATTCTTGAGGCCGCTAGAATCAACAACAAGAACAAGGATAAATCAAAACTGAAATTCATACCAAAAAGATGCTTATCCATGTCTCTATAACCCTCCCCAAGGAATGCTATGTAAAACTGAGAAACACCAAACGATGAGGTTATAAATAGGACTCCTGACATTCTCCGCTGCCTCAACAAAATCGCCCCAGCAAGAATAACCAATAGAGCAAAGAATCTTATATTTTTAAAAAGATAATCCTTTGTTTTAGTTATTTGAGAAAAGAACCCATTATTGTTAATTATTAGTTTCATTGCTTTATAAACATGAAAGTAATCTTCTGTTAATTGCGTATTTGTTCCTTTGTCAAATGGAAGCGCAAGCATAATGAATGGATTCTTGATGATCACGCTCAATGTATCTTTGAATGATGCATCCTTATGCTTTTGGAAGCAACTTTCTCCTATTGAGGTGCCAATCACCCCTGCCTCCAGATTGAATTTATTCCCCCACGCATCTATGCCAATACAATCAGTGTCTATACCTTCGGGTAGTTTTTCTTGATTCAATCTTTGATATTCATAAACTCCGAAGAATAATGAATGATATTTATTGTATTCAACAGTGGATGTCGTTGTTAAAATGCAGATAACAGATAATGATAGCGAAATCATTGAAGCTATCACTTTATATTTTATATTTTCATTTTCGTATATTATGTAGTATGCAAGAATTATAACTGGCAAATAAAAGAACTGACTTTTACTGCAAGAAATAATCGTTATGCTCAGAAATGAGCATGCAATGCCTTTCCATCCGGGGGTCATGCATCCAATCAAAAGTAATGGCAGGCAAATTAATAATACCTGCTCTTGATAAAATGAACCAAAAAAGGCCAAGTTTGATGATGATATCATTGGGGTTAATGATATCAAATAGGATAGGATTAATATTCTTTTATCTTTGATAGTTTCAACTCTATAAAACAACACCGCAAGAGTGAGTATATATGTCATTTTCAATAGTGAAGAATATATCGGCACATAAAAGATATTGGTAAATACGCTTACAATATAAGCATAAAAATATAGTATATAACTATATGAGCTTTTGTATTCGTATGAGGTTAATGAAGAGAAGTTACCTTTTAATTCATAGTGCAAAGGCAGATTCATTGTAAATTGCTGTATATTCTCAATGAATGGAAAGACCGCTCTATAATAGTCTCCCGTGTTCATCATCATCAATGACACGGAAGTGAAGCATATTATTAATGCCAATATGAACGGTAATGCATATCTAATAATTATTAGTTTCATTACAAACCCTTTTTTAATAAGTATTTTGGTCTTTGTTTAGATTCAGTATATATTCTTCCAATATATTCCCCAAGCACTCCAATCCCAATTAGTTGCACACCGCCCAAAAATAATATTGAAACAAGAAGCGACGGATAGCCCCGCACTGGGTTACCAAATACTAAAGTATCCAAAATCATCCACGCGCCATAAAGGAATGCCAGTCCGGCAACAATAAGCCCGATGTAAGTCCACATACGCAATGGAAAAGTGGAAAAACTGGTAATACCTTCAAGCGCAAGGTTCCATAGTTTCCATCCGTTGAATTTGGTGCTACCAGCAACGCGTTCAGCGCGGGCATATTCGACCACATCTGTACGACCTCCAACCCAGCTCAGAACACCTTTCATGAAGAGGTTACGTTCTGGCAAAAGTTTAATGTTTTCTACAACCTCACGAGACATGAGGCGGAAGTCACCAACGTTTTCTTCAATCTTCGGATTGCTTATTCTATTGTGGAGTTTATAAAACCATTCTGCGGTTTTGCGCTTCAATCTTCCATCTGTTGAGCGATCAGAGCGTTTAGCTAGAACCATATCAGCCCCAGCCTGCCATTTTTCTATCAGGTGAGGAATGACTTCTATAGGGTCCTGCAAGTCTACGTCGATCGGGATAATCGCTTCACCGGTCGCATGGTCAAGGCCGGCGAACAGAGCGGGCTCTTTACCGAAGTTTCTTGTGAATGACAGCGGTACCACAAGCGGATCGGAAACAGCAAGCGCGCTGATAATTGATTCTGTGGCGTCTTTGCTGCCGTCGTTTATGAAGACTATCTCGACTTCATACTGCTGAAGCCCTTCAAATTCCCGCACCGTTTTATAAAAAATCGGTATCGCGTCTTCTTCGTTGAAGACGGGAACAACCAGAGAAATTTTCATTTCGCATCCCTAAAGACAATGAACTTTGAATAGATAAAGCCGCACACCAGACTGATGGCGGAGAAGATGATTAACGTGATAATAGGGGCCATGCCAGATCTATCAGCGCACCAACCTACAGCAGCGCTTAGTGTTCCCATAAATCCAACGTAGAGCATGTAGCGCATCGTGGTTGTCGAAGACTTAAAGGTGAACCTGGCGTTAGCGAAGAAGCTGAACGACACCGCCACGACGAAACCGGCGAAGTTGCCAAGTGCCTGACCTGTGTGAAACGCGTATATGCAAATAGCGAACACAACCCAATGAATGAGCGTGTTGACGACGCCGATTGATGTGTACTTAGCAAAGAGCTTTAACATTATATAAATCAGTCAATTCTGAAAGGTCTGAAGTTTAGCACCACTGTGAAACTTGATCGACCCTCATATTTGACGATACTGTATATGTATACAGTTATATTGTGAGGTGATTATGCCACGCACAGAAGACATACACCCCGCCTTCATTGCGGTAACAGATCCACTCTCTTCTTCGGCAAGCATAGTTGAAATACAGGGAGGCTATGAGGTCGTTGAGGGCTCAACCCTGTTTAAGCGCGGAGACACCTTGCTCATCTGGTTTTGCGGCCGACAGCAGCATGCGTACTGGGCCGGTGACTCGCTCATTACTGATGATGGTGAGGCCATAGAAGGCGAGGCTCTTGATGATGTTCGCCTTGTTGGCGTGGTCACGCATACCATTAGCCCGGTATGGGTCGACGACAATCCGGTGATGTGATGTTTGCCCTGGTTGATGTTAACTCGTTTTATGCGAGCTGCGAGAAAGTATTCAGGCCGGATCTACGGGGGAAGCCGGTTGTCGTGCTCTCAAATAATGACGGCTGTGTAATAGCCCGTTCTGCTGAAGCCAAGAAGCTCGGCATTAAAATGGGCGATCCGTACTTCAAATGTAAGGACTACTTCCGGCATCAGGGCGTGGTTTGCTTCAGTTCAAACTACGAGCTCTACGCTGACATGAGCAACAGGGTGATGACAACGCTGGAGGAAATGAGCCCTCGCGTCGAAATTTATTCAATCGACGAGGCCTTTTGTGACCTGACTGGCGTGCGTAACTGCCGCGTGCTGGAAGAGTTCGGCCATGAGCTGAAAGATGCAGTGCGCAGGAATACCGGCCTGGCCGTCGGCGTAGGGATTGCTCAGACAAAGACCCTGGCAAAGCTAGCCAATCACGCGGCAAAGACTTGGAAAGCCACTGGCGGCGTGGTGGACCTGTCGAACGTCGATCGCCAGCGAAAGCTTATGGCATTGCTACCCGTTGATGAAGTGTGGGGCGTCGGCCGCCGCATCAGCAAGAAGCTTGAAGCGATGGGCATCAAGACCGTGCTCGACCTGGCGGACACGCATATCGCCGTTATCCGCAAACACTTCAATGTCGTGCTGGAGCGAACGGTGCGCGAGTTGCGCGGAGAGCCATGCCTTGAGCTGGAAGAGTTCGCTCCGATGAAGCAAGAGATAGTCTGTAGCCGATCGTTTGGGGAGCGGATTACCGAATACGAACAGATGCGTCAGGCCATCTGCAGCTATGCCGCCCGCGGAGCAGAGAAGCTTCGCGGCGAGCATCAATACTGTCGTTACATATCGGCGTTCGTGAAGACGTCGCCGTTTGCGCTGAACGAGCGATACTACGGCAATAGCGCATCGGTAAAGCTTCTGACACCTACCCAGGACAGCCGCGATATTATCAACGCCGCCACCAGGTGCCTTGATGCAATCTGGAAGGATGGACATCGGTACCAAAAGGCTGGGATCATGCTTGGTGACTTCTTCAGTCAGGGGGTTGCTCAGCTCAACCTGTTCGACGAGAACGCGCCGCGCGAAGACAGCGCACAGCTGATGCAGGTACTTGACCAGCTCAATGCCAAAGGCGGTAAAGGCACGCTCTATTTTGCAGGCCAGGGCGTGCAGCAGCAGTGGCAGATGAAGCGGGAAATGCTTTCGCCACGGTATACGACGAGATACTCAGATCTGCTTGTTGTCAGGTGACGGGCTCGATTAACTCCGGACCCTGGTTCTTCACATTACCCACGGCGCGCGTCACGGCGTGCCAGATAAACTTATCCGCCGGCACAGCTCCGTCGGCGGCTATCTCCTCAGCTTCTTTCCCGCCTATATCCTGCCGCATCCATTCCCGGGCCGCTTCTGGAGACAGAACCAGTGGACGGCGATCGTGAATGTCGACCAGGCCCTTATCAGCTGCAGACGTCACGATGAGAAATCCTTCTGCATCATCGCCACGTTCGAAAGGTGTGCTGCCGATCGCTGCCATGAATATCGGCTGGCCATCGGCACGGTGGATGAAGTAGGGCTGTTTCTTGTCGCCTTCCTTCTTCCATTCGAACCATCCGTCGGCGAAACATATCGCCCGGCCATGCTGCCAGAGAGGTTTGAACATGCGGCTCGTTGCCGCGGTCTCAACTCGCGCGTTTATCAATGGTGCTTTATCCCACCATCCGGGCGCGTAACCCCAGACCACCGGATCGAGATGCAGCTGCTCGTCGCGTTCGCTCAGCAGCAGGACTTTGGTACCGGGTGCGACGTTGTACCGGCCAATGGGTTCCGGGTCGTATGCGATGTCGCGATCTGCTTCGTTGGCCAGGTAAGCCAGATATTCTTCACGGGTTTGGGCTTGTGCAAAACGTCCACACAT